GTTGCCATGGTATTTACCTTTTTCTCGGAGTAAAGCCAGGCTTACCCGAGGGTGTAGGCGGACCGAATTGCGGTCCTGAAGTTTTGGGTTGAGATCCGTGTTTACGGAGGAAGGATTTGATCGGGTCCATGAAGTTAGGCGCGTTTTTGTTCCAAATATCGCGTGCGGTGCCTATGGAGCCGAAGGCTCCCTTGCCTATTAGGCCAGGGATTGAGTCGGGCAGGGATCGATTGACGCGGTCTCGGATCATAGTTCCGATACCTTCGGGAGATCCCATGTAGTCGGCTTCTGCGCCGAGTCCGACGTTTTGATAGTTTTGCGCGGAGGCTTCCGCTGTGAGTTTTGCTGTGGAGGCTTCGACGTTGCGAGCCGTGAGTGCGTCAAGGATAGGATTTTTGCCCTTGCCGGATTGTGCTGCGTGCGCCATTTGGGCGGACCCTTGAGGGCCGCCTTTGATTCCGGCGCCTGCAGCGAGTATTGGATTGATGCCCGCGTTTTTCAGGCCTTGCATTGCGTAGCCAGGACCGCGGGTCATGAGGTTTTTCTGACGGTCCCAGGCCATAGAGGCGGACATGGCGTTCATTCCGTAGGACGTCAGGGTGTCGATCGGGACGAGGCCTGCGAGGCCTGCGGCTGCCATTAGAAGCGGAGCAACCCAGGTGTTGCGAATTTAGGCATGGGCCGCACGTGAGTGATTTTGAAGTAGCAGTCTAGGAGGAACTCAGGTTCCTCTGTTAGTTCGATTATGCGAGAAATTGGCGGATTTTCTTGTATGAACGCGTCGTTAAGCACGGGTCGTGTAGTAAAGTCTAGGGCCAGGTGCCAGACGTCGAGAGATTCGGCGAAGGACGAGCGGAATTCGCCCGTCACCATTGAGTGTCGGTGCCGATATTCCTCGTAGCGGGGCTGAAAGCCCCAGGTATCGTTGTCGCCGGCTGTGTTATCCGCGAAGATTTCTTTTGATATGACTGCTTGCTCGCCAAGGTGTGCGAGGTCTGGGAAATAGAACTCGAAGCGAGTTTTGCGGAACATCATTCGATGAAGTCCCTGCTGATAGGTCAGCTCTGCGCGGACGGAGACTATTCCCATTACGAGCATGTGCTCGGTGAACGTTTTTACGAAGCCGCGGCCGACTTTTTGGCCGACGGCGTAGGCGGCAAGATTGCCTTGTGCTGTCCCATCAGGGCCAGCGATTGTGTCCGTTTCGGACGTTTGGGGGATTGAGACGGGGTAGACCTGTAGGGTTCCGGTCCCCAGGAGTTCCGGCCTGAACAGCCGGAGATCGTCGGTGTGAACACCGAAGTGAGAGAGTGTTAGCTCGCGGTAGCGAGTTCCTCCTCGTGCGTCGCGTTCGAGGAGGTGTTGAAGTGCGATCGCTTCGCGCATCGCGTTGATTGTTACGGAGGTTGCCTCCGTGAGATCGGCCTCGAGTTTTGTGTCGACCCATGCGAATTGCGAGGGTACGACGCCAGGGATTGACGACGTTATCGAGTCGTCTGCGTTCGATTGGAAGATTGCGAGGCCGGTTTCTTCAGCTGTGTTCCAGCTGGGTATGCGGTCGCCAGTAGGTACGACCGGGGCGGATTGGCCTAGCGGCAGTTCTACAGGATCGCCTTTTTGAGCGAATGGTAAACTGCCTGAGAAATAGTCCTTGCGTTTTCCGCGGCGGCGTATTGGGTAGAGAGTCGGATCGTCCGGACCGTTGTTGCGGACTTGCGTTGCCGGGTCTTGTAAATTTTCGTCCCTGTACCATTCGTTGTACAGTAAGTTATAAAATCTGTGCCATAACGCGCTGTGTTCGAGTTCAGGGATTCCAGTCGGTATTCCGAAGTAGTCGCCGAGAGATCCGGTCTCGTGACCGGTGCCTACCGGCGCTTGCATCTGCGGAATTGTGTAGTCGATATGATCGCCCGAGATGGTTTGTTCCCCCATCATTTTCACGAAGTTGTCCCAGACTAGGCGATAGGGGCAAGCCCAGAATTGCCAGTCTAGGTGTATGCCGTCCATGTACGGCTTGATGGGGGTTGCCAGTCGGGCGAGGAAGGATGGCGTTAGGTTGACGGTATCGCCGGGAAGTATCTCGTCGATGTAGACGGGGATGAGTTCCCCGGAGTTGAATGTGGTTTTGTGAGAGTAGGAACGATCGAAGGAGCTTCGAGGTATTGAGGAAGGAGGAACGGTTGAGAACCGTTCTTTGAATTTGCCGGAGCCGTGGGCTCGTGTTGATTGTTTAGACGGCATTGGCTGTTGGTTCCTTGTGGTCGTGGAGTAGGTTTGCGAGTTCGATCACGAATAAGGTCTCTGAGAGCCCAGTAGTGAGACCACTTTGGGCATCCCAGGTTCCCGTTTCGTATAGCGCAAAGTCCGCAGCGTAGACGGACATGGGATCGTCGTTTTCGATCCGTTGTTGAAGTATTCTCATTGCGAGACCGGTCGTCTCTGCAAAGAAGGGAGTTGAGTAGCCTTCGGCTTTGTTGTCGCGGATCATGAAGAGTTTCAATTGTCGCTCCGGTGGTGATGGTGCAGGTGAATCCTGCACCGTTGCAAGAAGTTATAGTGAGTCCCGCCGTAATTGCAAGGATGAGAGTGCGATTTGTTCGGCTGAATTGCAGCGTTCTTTCGACCATTCGGTCGCGGCGAGGGACATTCCGTTGTGACGGTTGATTACGACGTCGCCCCAGATTTCGGGGCGGCTGTCTTTCAGCCAGTTGTCGTAGAATTTCGGAGGGTGGAAGGTCCACTTCGAGATTTTTACGCAGTCGTCAGAATAGACGCGTGCGAGGTTATTGGGGTTTTTGATCCAGGCAGCACCGAGACCGGGGTTTTTTGACATCGTGTGATATTCAGGTCTGATAGGTAGGAAACGTTTCGTGCCGTCCTCGGAAGTGAGTTCTTCGATGGGGCCGTTGTGTTTCCAGTTGAGTGCATTGCCTTTGGAGTTTTGGGATTTCGCGATATAGCCGGCTACGTAGCCAGCGGCGGCAAAGGAGAAGTCGGCGACCGTAGCTCGTCCGTTTTGCCATAGTTCGTCGAGTATATAGCTTTGTTGATGGCGGCTGCCATCCGAGTATCTGTCGGAGAAGGATTCCCCGAAGATTATGCTGTGGTAGTGCGGCCTCCCCGTTTTCCCACCGTATTCGCCCGCCATGAAGAAGCGGGGTTTCTGTTTTTTCGGGTGGGATTTGTGTAGACGTTTCATGAATAGCTGAAAGTCGCGGTGTTGTAGGAGGCCTTGAGGGGGGAGGTGTTCGTCGTCGTACGTGAGCGTTACGCATGACGAGTTTGGTATCTCTGCCGTGACGTTCGTTATAGGGTCCGTGTAGTCCTCTGTATGGCAGAGCGCTTCGTGGTAGCAGCGTACGGACCAGTCGATTGCCATGGCGCGGTTGCAGCCGTGGCAGTGGCGGCAGGGAAGGTTGATGACGGTATGACCGTCCTCGAGATAGGCCCATTTCCAGTCGGTTTGGAAGTTGATTCGGTGGTCGCCTTGCATGACCACTCGACTGGGGTTGTAGCAGGGCATTATTGCATGTCCGAGAGACAGGCGCCTATGAACACCAGGAGGAAGAGACCTCCGAAGGCGATGATGTGGAAGGCGCAGTAGATTTTGATGCCCATCCAGGCAAGTTTGAACATTGGTTCGCTCCGGTGAAGTTAGGGTTTATGCGCGGAATCCGCCTCGGGCGGGTCTTGCGCGGTTTGCTCGGAGAGTTCCTCGAGCAGAGCGGCCGCGGCTGCGGCGAGATCGTCTGCGGGGGGCGCGAGAGCGATAGCCTCGTTTTGCCATGGTTTTTGGGGCCTTTTCTTGGGTGTTAGGTCAGAACGTGAGAGGACTCTAGCGATTTCCTCAGTATAGTCAAGGACTTTGCGTTCTTCTTTTTTGGTGTGGGAGAGTGCTCTGTAAACTAGAGGGGAGAGCACTTTTTGCGAGTCGATTTTCGCTCGGAGTTTTTTTATGTACTGGTGCCAATAGTTGTAGACCCCCGAGGCCGGGCGGTCGATGGCACCAGTGCAGGTCTTTTGTGATTTTTGTGTAATTTTTGTGCTTTCAGGAAGCGTCATAACATCGGCGCGGACGCCTGATGTTATGCCAACTCCTCTACATGCCCTTCCTGCAGAGGGAGAGGAGGTTTTTTTTTTAGTCATCTGTTTTGGGTGGGTCGGTGGGAGGTTGAGGAGGAGGATTAGGAGGGGTTTTTGCTGTGTCAGGGTTTTCTGAGATGATGAGACCTGCGTTTTGAAGTAGTTCTTTTTGGTCTGGGTCATTGAACATTTCGATGAATTTGCCCCAGTCGTTGTCTGCAGCGGATCGGATGTCCGCAGGCAGGTTATCGAAGCGGTCTGACGCTTCGTCCATCGCGATGCGAATGGTTTGGAGATCTTCACCAAAGGTGAAGTCTCCGTAGAGAGGGTTGAGTTTGGCGACGTTAGGCAACGTGCCATGTTTTTTGTATTGGGCAACGATTGTGTTTATGTCCGCGCCGGGAGCGTCCGCGGGGTTCGCTCCGCCGGAGCGATCCAGAGAGAGTGATACCCGCTTTGTTGAACGCTTCCGACGCGGGGTAGGTTTTGCCGTTGCCATGGTATTTACCTTTTTCTCGGAGTAAAGCCAGGCTTACCCGAGGGTGTAGGCGGACCGAATTGCGGTCCTGAAGTTTTGGGTTGAGATCCGTGTTTACGGAGGAAGGATTTGATCGGGTCCATGAAGTTAGGCGCGT